TTCTTTTCCTTTTTACAGCTCCACGCCTTTTTGAGACTTTAAGGTCGTGGCTCGTCGTCGGAAGTCGTGCTTTTTTTGCGGGGCCCTATTTTACAACGGGACTTATCAGTGCGATTGTGATCAACACGCACCGAAAGTAGGGCCCCCGCATGAAAAAGATTCTATAAGCGATTATGCTCCTCCTCCAAATCGCCATCAGGATCCTCCTCGTCGTCGTTCTGTTCAAAATGCTACCGGTGCTTCTTCTAGCCGGATTACCGATCGCGCCCGAGTTGATGCTACTCCGTCAATTCTTCTACGTCCTCGCTCTCTTTCTCCTCGCTCTTCGCGCCCGCCGCAATCGCAGCGCGTTCTTCATCCTCCTTGTTCTGGTCTACAGCGGGCGGGTGGCTCTACTCGAGCTGCTTCATCCGTTGCATTGTCTCGCACTGGGAGTGTGCTGAGCGATTCTGCATCCGAGTCCATCGACATCACTGTACAAGGTGGTTCTAGTCCACTTGAAGGTGATCGAAATTCTTCTTCGGTGCCGCGTCGGTTGGTTCGTATTCCGAACCGTGTTCAGCTCCCTAGTGTCGAAGCTCATAACGCGCGCGTTAATCGCGCTCGTCTTCCTGTCTTTCCAGAAAACGCGCCGCGCGTCGAGGCTACTCGCCTCGGCTATAGCCAGCGATCATTGCATAATCGTTTGCAGAGATACCATCAAGCGTCCATTAGCACGACTCTTGAGCGTGCAGCCCGCCATCTGCCCTTTGTTGATTCCGACAGGCTAACTGAGGAGATGCATGCTGTCTTGACTCTTGACGCTAATCTACAGTATCTCACGCAACCGCGATTCGCCAACTGGATCTACGCGTTGTACTACGACGCCCCTTGCCCAGTGACCCCTCCTCCCAACGTTGTGATGCCGGTTTTGCCTCCCGTCACCTCTCCGGTGCCGATTGCTCGAGCTCAGTCGAGCCCCAGTGTCAGTCAAGCGCGCCCCTCTTGGGCTGATCGCTATCCGTCCTGGCCGTTCTGCAACGCTCGTCATGATTTGCGAGTTGCGCACTCTTGCCCCTCCGCGCATCGGCGATCATGCATGCCGTGCCGTCATGCCCACAAGGAACGTCGCTCGGGAACTTCGGTGCCAGCTGTCAAGAAGAAACGCGATGATGAGGGTGAAGGGCCTTCCGGATCCCCAAGGAAAGCGATGCCGCACTCGTTACAGTGCACTGAATGTCACAAGCGCTGGAGTGGCGCGAATCGCGCAGAAATTGCAAATGATTACAATAATCATCGTTGCCCTTCTATGGCTGCTGTTTGCCTTCGCTGCTCCTACACCTTCTTTAACAGCTCTGACGTCAGCGCCGCTCTTGAGTGGCGTTTCCATAATTGTGAATCAGCGTGCCCGCGGCAACGATTCCCGCCGCGCACACCTGTTAAGGTGTTGCCTAAGAGCGTACTCCGCCCTCAGGCTAAGTCGTTCGTTATGCCTGTCAAACGCGTCGTGCCTGCGTACCAGGCTCATTACAAGCCGGCGGGCGTGCCGTGGCGCAAGCCAAAGCGTGGACCCTTTGTGCGTGCACCGGGAGATTGCTACAAGAAGCTTTTCTGGTTGTCGCGTGATTTGACTGGTGATGAGGTTTCAGTGAGCGAAGTTTTGGCTCAGACTGAGGAGTTCGCAGCATCGCTTAGTGGTGTGTTGGTCGACGCCTCTCTCGAGGCTGATGGTGACGTACACATTAAGAGCGTTTGGTGGGGGAAGACATTTTGCAACAACGTGCGTGAGCTTGACGAGTTTCCTTCGCCGTCAGACGTCTCTTTCGGTCTCCGCAGGTCTTTCCTCAACATTCCAAAATTCCTCAACTTTCTCCGCGGAATTCCCGCTGAACAGATTGTGTCGCATGAATTGGAGCGGACGTATGAAACGAGCGTTGTGGCTGATCCAATTAGCGTTGTCGCGGTTGCTGCCCCGGTCATTGTGCGTAACGCTGCCAACGCTTACGCTGCTGCGATACCAGAGGGCTCCATTGGCGTCCTTTCGCAAATTGCAGCCGATGTCGCTCACAGCTCTCAGACTGCTCTGCCGCCGTTGCCACTGGACGGGATGATGCCCTTGCCGGCGCCGCCGCCTTTTTCTATTCCATACCCTGGTTTCCTCGACGGGCTGCCATCTTGGTTGCCGCACTCGCCGGAGTTAGCTCGTGCGCTCGACTTACTCGGTCGATCGCTCGCTCCTGGCGTTAAGTTGGCCACTGCATTGGCAGATGTTGCCGTGCACGTTGCGCAAGGTGCCTTTTTTGCGCACGCGTTGCTGAGGGTTCTTTTCTTTCTCAACCAGCACTACGATGATCAGCATGATAACAGAACCGCATATGGTAGTACGCAGCGCGCATCGGTGCCGGAACTCCCGGCCGTTGTTCAATTACAGCTCATTGAGCGCGCCGTGCTCAATCAAGCTGTTGCGCCTCGTAATCGCGTCCCTATAGGTCCAACATCGCACGAATTGCGCTTAGCCAAATTACTCACTGTGCGCGAGACGGGCGTTGTCAATTCCGCGTTCGCTCAAATCATGACGCAGCGTCTTGGCTTGCTAATGGCCGCACCTCACGACGCGCCGATGCTGTGGTTGCCGACGAATGTTCCTGAGGCAGTTTTTGCTGCCTTTTCCGATGCTTTGCCAGACTTCTCTGTGGTTCGAGCGACCTATGTGCACCCACATGGGGCCGCTTCGTCCGCTAGATATGCGCTGTTCTCGAGGGTGCTGCAGAAAATACAAAATTCGCCGGTTTATCTCGTCGGCGCCTCAGCTGCGCAGGTCTCCATGACGCCGCATGCTCTGCACAATGCGCAGCCAATTTTGTCTGGTCGCGACGCTTTCCGCCATGAGATAGCGCCAACCCAAGCACAGCGTCAGTTTTCTGAGCAGATTCGTTGCAATAATAAGTTTCAGGACTGCCCGCATAGGCCCCCTCCGAACACTGTGCTATTTGCACCGTTGTCTACGCATGATATTCCGTTTGGCGAATTTTGCGCTCACATGGCAGCTCGTGGAATTGCTGAGGCCCACGTAATCACGCACCTCCCTGTGCCCCTTCTCGATTCGCGCATTTCGTCTTATACTGACGAGGTTCTGGGACTGCTCTACAAGCGTGAAGTCGATGGAATTAGCGTTACGCATCTTGGCGGGGCTTCCGCTGGGTACCGCCATTCGTTGGCTCTGTTGACTTGGTTGAGTCCATGTGTCGATCTTGAAGGCTTCCACGTTTTGTGCGAGGAAGTTTCGAAAGTTGGCAGTATGTATCATTTGCACGTTAGCGTCGTTCGCGGTCGTCAAGAAATTGCTCCTCAGGCCTGGTATTTAGCGGATGCACCACTCGTGCTTCCTTTCCTCCGACCTGGTTGGCGCCGTTCTGGCGCGTGCAAGGAGTTTACGGTGCCTGGCCGTCGCTTCAGGGCCCTCGTTTCGTTCGTCGCCGGCCTTACACCCAGTCAAGTCAGTTTCTCACTTGTTGCCGCGAAACTTCGCGGCATGCTCGGTGAGGTCCGAGTTGGAGATCAAGTTATCGAAGAGCGCTGGGACATGGGAACAGAGGAGCTCTACTCCACTGTAGGCCACGCGCTCTTAGCCCATCTCCGTCACTCCGGAGATTATGATCTCGCTATGAACGCCTTTATTAAGCGCGAAAAGGCCGAATCGCGCAAACATGCCTCCTTTTTTGATCGACTCGATCAATATGTGTCTGATATCTTTTCTTGGCAAATCAATAGGCGCTCTGATCCGCTCGCACGCACACCCCTGGAGTGCGTGATGGATTGGTTCTTCTTTCACTCTGCCGACAGCGATAGCGACTATTATCAATACACGCCTAGAGAGCATTGGCACTTTGAGCAAGTGCACCGTGTCGAGCTGCCGCAGGTTGCAATTCAGCGTTTCGTTGTCGGAGCGGCGCATATACACGCGGAGATGCTTTCAGAGGCTGCCGTGCGCATTCCTCCCACTCTGGCTGCTATAGGTGAGTATGTTGACCGTCAAGCTCGCGACGCTGTTGCGTTGCCCCCACGCCTTTTGCGACGTGCTCGAAGGCGGCAGCGCATGCAGGATCTTGAGGCGGCGATCGCTGGGCTTCAAGCAGCTGCTGCCGGCCCTGCGCCCGTCCCTCCCGTCGTTCCTCCCCAGCTGCAGAGACTCGTGGACCACATTGACGCGGTGGTCGCTCCAGCGCCTGCCCTTCCACTCGCTGTCGCTGAGGAACTCCCCCAGGTGGTGGCAGAGGATGAGCTCCAAGTTGTGGTCCCTGCTGAAGAGGCTCCCCTCGTGGGTCTCGCGGTCGCAAACCCTGAGCAACTTGTTCAAGAAGTGATTGATGACGCTGAAGTTGCCGAGGAAGAAAATGATGCTAATCCTGAGCAACTCGCTCAAGAAGTAATTGCAGACGTAAATGCCGTCGAGGAAGAAAATGACGCTAATCCTGAGCAACTCGCTCAGGATGTTGCTGAGGGCGATGATGCTGTGGAACCGGAAGCTTTGGAGCCTGATGACGATGATATTGCAGAACATGACGATGATGAGCTCGATGATGGTTTGGATGATGATGTACCGGAATTCGTCGAGCCTGCTCCCGTTGCTGTTGCCCCGATGCGTCATGAAGTTGAGTACGTCGCGCCTCGGCACCCGCTAGTCAGGGATGCTGCTGCGCAACACGTCCAAATTGCGATTTATCCACTCGAGATTGCGCGCGTGACCGAAGTGCCGCTTCTACTTGGCGGCAGTCCGTGGCCGTTGCCGGCTGCAGTTACTCATGGCGCCGCACGTTTTTATGAGCTTTTTCCGACACAAGAGCACTTTGTTGCCGCTGAGGACTTTTTTGAGCCCGCCCCGGATGTGGGAATTACGCAGACGATTCGTCTTTGCCTGCGGCGTCCTTTGGTCATAAGCGGGTTTACTCGACCTGCTGGTAATGTGGTGATTCCGGGCGGGACGCCTCAAGAACTCCGCGAACACATTATGGCTTTTTCACGCGACCGTAGAACAAGGGGGGGTGTTAATTTCCCGGACTTAGTTCTTTCCGGGATCCCATCATCAGCTAAGACTGCCAGCGCGATACAATTCTTCACGGAATCTAATTTGCAGCGGATCTGCGTTGTTTGCCCTAGTCGCGCGCTTCGCGATAAATGGAATCGTGATGGTGGACGACGTTTTTCTGTGTACACGCAGCATTCACTGCCCCCTCCTAACCGCCGCTTCGGCTTTCTTGTAATGGACGAGTGCTTTTCCTACGACGCTGCGACGTTGTTGGGCTGGCTCTCTTTTGCTCGGGGCGGCGGAATGCGCGTTCTGCTCATTGGCGATCCATTACAGCGGGTTGTCGAGAATGTCGATTTGCTGCCTCTTGACCATCCCCTGTTCACTCGCAGACGGCTCGAGATGTGCGTTGCCAACTCGGTTCCACAAGACGCATTCCGTCTTGCTCTTACTTTAGTGCCTGAAAACCCAATGAGAGCCTTTTACCAGACGCGGAGTGTTCGCGCCCGGTCTATCGTTCTGCTGCCGTTGCCCATTAACAATCTTGTTTCAGTCGAAGCCAATCTTAGCGTTACCGGGCACCCGCACATGGGTCAACCCCACATGCCGTATTCCAGGACTTTATCCGTGGGCGCTGCTATCGGGTTGCGGGAGCAGAGCGTGTGGTTAACCGCGAATTTGGGCAACGCTCAGATGCACTGGTTCGCCGTCAGACCAATGGCGTTGTTTGTGTTGCTCACCCGACACACTCGTGTGCTATTCGTGTCCGCTGATTTCTTTTCTCAGCAGGCAGTGTTGCCGGGGGTGGACTTTGAGATGCTTCCCTTTGTCAATGGAGCGCCTCCCCTTAGCAAGAGATATGTGCCGAAGTTTGCGCTTGACAGGCTTATTCACTCCGCTGAAGTGTCGCGTGCCAGCATCATTTCTCGCCCTGCTTTCCCTGATGTCGTCACTCGCGGCACCAACATCATGCATGCGTGGAACGTCCCTGCGTCATTACACTCGCTACATCCAGCTGTGTTTCCAGCTGTTACGGACGAAGAAATCCAAGGTGTTATTTTCTCGCAAACGAACTTTGACCTCATCAAAGACCACGAGCATGCGGTCGAGTTTAAGATTGACGCTCCCATGCGTCTCTTGAAAATGACTGCTCCCAGTGCTCTGGTAACTCGCAAGGATGTGCGCTCGTCGTTCATTGACGCGCACAAGATGGCGGACATTCAGGTTTCCGGGTCCTCTTTCGAATCGTTGCGCAATTTCTGCCTTCGCAATTTAACGCCTGCTCAGAAGAAGTTCGTTTCACCTGTTGAGGTCGCTAACGCGGGTATTATGATTAAACGCTTCGTGGATTGTTATGTCGAGAGTCCTACTTTCGAAATGAGCGAGGATTCAATCAGCAGTTGGCTTCGGCGTCGAACTCCGACGTTCCTTGAGTCGATTGATGAGCGATTTGGTGAGAGCCGTCGTACAACGACGTTCGTAAGTTTCCTTAAGACGCAGGTCAAGTGCAAGCCCGTACCGGGTTTCGCTGGGACGATACAATACGGTCAACAAATTGTCGCTAATGATCCATCCTACTCTGCATGCTTCCTCGACGCGCAGACGAAAGCTTTCCGGCGGTGCTCAGAGATTCTGCGTTCAACGTGCATTATTGACTGCGGTTATTCGGATGACGAATTAGCTCGGGCTGTACGGCAATGGGGCGTCGACTTCACGCAGAACACGCAAATTGACGTTTCCCGGCAGGACTCCCAGCATACCGGTGCACAGGTTCTCGCTTTTGCTTGGTTCTTAAAGCAATTGGGCATCGACGAAGAAATTATAGAATTGTACGTTCTTATGCGGTCGTACTACGCCGTCCGATCTCTTCAACCAGGCGCTTTTTCTGGGTCGATTGCGTGGTCCTTGCCCAGCGGTGATCCATTCACCCTTCTCGCTAATTGCTACATGATGCTTGTCACCGTCGCATCTCGTTTCACTACTGCGTCGGTCGCCAAATCTCATGTTTTGCAGAAAGGCGATGACTGGTTATCGAACGGCCATCTTGTTGCCCGGGACGCGCTTACTGTGCTGTGCGCTCCGACTGTGCTAAAGATTGCCGTTGATACGGTTCCCTATCATGCTGGTCGCTTATGGCTCACCGACCATTTCGTTGCTGATCCTGTTAGGTCTTTTTGCCGCCATTTCGCGAGGTTGAGGGATGAATCCGTCTCGATTGATGAACTCCATCGATCGTATGTGTCAAGGCAAGTTGCTATGTCTGAAGAAGACGTTCGTGTCGTTTTCTACGCTGTCAAAATGATGTACCCGTTCTACTCGAACGAGGATATTGATGTTATTTTCCGCACGGCCGCTATGCTTCGGGATTTCGAATTCTTTAAGAGGACGGCTACTTGCGGTCGCGACTCGCCCCGTATTTTTGATGCTCCTTCTGATTGCGCACTGAGCGTTGTTCGCAAGCTTGGCATTCGTGTGACTCAAGCCGAGATTCGCCGACTGCGCGGAATTTGCCAAGAAGAATTTGTTCTCTTCCTTAGGGAGCATAATATTCGCGCAATGGCTGTTGATCATTTGGCCGAGGTTGTGGCTGTCAGAGCTGTGGTTCTTGTGTCGCCCTCACACACTTGGGTTATATTCGGACTCAATGGGGAGCTTCCATACGAGCTTAATGAATCAAGTTCCCTTCAATCATGGCTGCTTCATTCCAACAACACATCATCGGACAAGCGACTCGTGGGAAACCCGATTGGTACTATCGGTTCACTGACAACACAATGGTCGCCGAGGTCGTCAGGAATTACGACAGCGTCATCATTAGCGACGTCAAACTCAGCGGATTTGTCGTCCGCAATGGGGATATCCAGATCATCATCGGAATGGTCCCAGAAAACGCAGCCCCCTTCACGAGCTTTGAGCAAGCCCTGGGGATCAATAACCACGTCGAGATCGGGGGCGACGCTCAACGTACTCAGCGACTCGCTGACCTCGTGGACATCTCCGGCGTCATCACCGACCTCAACGACTACGGACGGAAATCCCGTCCTGGCAAAATCGTCTTATACCACAACGGCGCTGGCACTCCCAACGTCGTCGCCAATATCCGCATCGACTTCAAGTGCTCGTACTCCGGGCGCGGAGCAGGCGTTCCACTCGCTGACGAAGAAGGTGACGCGGACGAGTAAGCAGCCCCGAACAAGTGAATTCCATTCATCCGTACGCTTGTCGCGTACATAACCATAAAGTCTTTTATTTCTGAATTCGAGAATTGCCGACAACGACTCTAAACATTGAAAAGGCC